TTTTTATGTTGTCTTATCTAGCAACAGCTGCGGCGTGGGGTTGGTACCTCGTGCCCGCAGTAATTACCCCTATGCTATGCTACGAATTGTGGGTCGTAGCTCAGCTTCCAGCTTCCCGAGAGGGGGGCTTGCATCGAAGAACTATTAAAGACTTGCAAAATAGGGCAGAAAATGCTTATCGCAATGACCAACCGATGTCTCTACCACTTGCGAAGCGTCTCCAAGCCCAGTTGATTGATCTTTCTATGAAGTACGGCGCTTTGAGTCGCGGTATGAGAATGAAGGATAAGAATCCTGGTTTGTATCGAGATGCTTATACGGTGGAGATGATGTTGGCTACGGATTTAAGTTCGTTGAACGAACCCTACGAGCATATCTTTCGTATGCTTCGGCGATATGATGATGCGGTAATTGCCATTGAGAAATTCGAGGCCGAGCAATCGGTCTTGGTGAAAATCTGGCATTGTATCACATTTTTTAAGTCGCAAGTCTACTTCGATCACTTAAAACAGAAGGCGCGGTTCGCATGGACGACTTTGACGTTCACCCGTGAACAGTTGTTTTTTGCCTATCTAACCACCATGTTGGTCTTTTACAATGTAGTAAAGATGTTTCGGAAGAATGGGCGTTTCCCCGTTGCCCCCAAGACAAACTTGGAAGCGCGCGGTTTGGGATATGATCCAAACATTAAAAATCCGGAATATTCTCGTCTCGCTCGAGTTGCGTTCGTGAATGCGGCCAGCGATGACGTTGCTCAAGCAAATGCAAATTTGTTTGGGGCTACAATAGATGAAGATATGCGTGTCGTTCATAAGCTTGTTGGGATTGGCAGTGTGGTGTTAGCGGTCTCGCGTCAGGCTAAAATAGCCTCCGCAGTTGCTGACGCTAGGGCTGTTGTCTCTGCAGGTTGCTCATTTGTTGAGCTACTAGACATGCTATCCAAGTGGTGGAATGATAATGGTGATGAGGAGTTTGGCGACTTTGTTCATGCCGATGATTTGATGACCGATGCAGCTGTAGAGGTTGAGGTTATGAAAATAGTCTGGTGGAAGCCCAGCACTTGGAAGCCTCCCAAAAACAAACTACTTTTGGCTATTTGGACTCTGGTTCAAAGGGTTCCGTATCGCGCCATGGCAGTATCCGGTTTTGCTGGGTTCTTGCTTGCCTTATTGTATCTGTCCTATGTCCCAGATCGCGCTATGCGCGCAGCTTACGTTGCTAATGCTGGAAAGCGAGCGGACAAAGCAGAGACTCGAAAGGGTAAGAACAAGGGCTCAGATCACAAGAAAAGGATCACGGTTCGCAATACTGGTAAGCGCTGGGTAGTCATGTATGATGGGGTTGAGCTCGATGAAGATGCTGATTTGTTTCATCTAGACCCTCGCAGCGGACGTTATCGGAAGCAGTCAGTGGCAGAGTTTGTCGCTGAGTTGGAAGAGCACAATCGTGAGATTGAGGATCAGTTGGATAGAGCTTTCGAAGACTCTGAAGACAATCCTGATTCTGCATTGGCGAACGCGCGATCTCATAAGAAGTTGGGAAAAAGAGCCAAGCGCACGTTGCAAAAGCAGTATGACCTTGGCACGTTCAAGTTTTCCGACTTTGAGTCGCGAGTGTTTCCACGCGGTGTCTCAGTTGTGCTCGTGGTTGAAGCTGACGGTGATGAGGAAGAGAAGGTGATCACCGTAACTCCTCCCTCCCCGGAGGATAAGGCTGAGCAGAAAGATTCCACAACGGTGGAGTTAAAAGCTGTTCAGTCTACGGAGAAAGCCGCCTCGGCTGCAACGTCCATTGTTGGGTCTCTCGTTAACACGATTGTAGACGCTGCGGTGGAAGTTGTGGAGGCTCGCAAGGAGCCCGTCAGTGACAAGAAAGCTGCTCGAAAACGCAAGGGGAAAAAACAACAACAGGAGCAGCGCGTTAATACCGCGCAAGATCTTGTTCCGGCCAGATATCATTGCATTAATCTCACTACTGATGTTGGGGGAGAAGGCCAAGCTTGCTTGGTCTTTGGCAAGATATATACTGCTGCTCACAACTTGAAGGACGCCACTAAGTACTCGCTGGCAGTCCATGATGCTATGGGCAAGAAAACAGCGGAATACTTGGAGCAACCTATAACCGACTTTACGGTTCATGCGGGGTACGATCTAGCTGTCGCCGAGATGCCGAAGGCTTGGTCTGGCCTGAAGTCGTATACAGTGTGTACTGATCTTGAGATCATGGAACCACTAACTATCATGTGTTACATAGATGGTTCTACGCGCTTCAACGCTGGTACGGTCACGCGCATACAAGGTGGCGACGCTTTTACAAACTACAACTCTGTTCCAGGTTGGTCGGGTGCCCCCGTGATTAACGGGCAAGGCAAATTGGTTGGAATACATGTGGCTAAAGCCGAGAACTCGAAAGAGAACGTGATGATACCAATCGATGAGAAGCTCGCGACGATAATGAAGACTTTTCGTACAGGGAGTGCGTGAAGGATCGAACGCTCTTCCCTCGGAAATATGATCCCAAGCTAAATGCGTGCAAATGTCAGCTATGTGACGATTGTGTCACGGCAGCTGGCGTTGCTCATATGATTGATCTTGGGTTCTCCTTTATCGGCCGGCTTCCAAAATACCCACGTTTCAAAGCTCCTGTTGACCCAGATCCTGACGCTCTAGATTTTTGGCGCAATAAACCCATTTTTACGCAGTTGACGAATTGGCGACAAGCAACGCCAAATTTGAGTGCCGCATATACGTCACTCGACCGGTATCGCCATGATAATCCTCAGTTTTCCCCCGAACAGCAAATTGCCTTTAACAAGGCAGTCGAAGCTATGTCGGAGATGTACTATCCTATCATGCGCGGTTCCCGAGTTTTGAGTGTCGACGATATTATACCGGACTTCGACAGACAAACGTCTCCTGGCTATCCATTCACCCTTAATACTACCAACAAAGGTGAGGCTCTCGACAGCGAGTACGGTATGGCTCAGCTTCGCTCTGCTATGGATCGTCTCTCATCTGATGAGATGATCCCTATTTTTACGCAGAGTACGAAAGCTGAGCTACGGAAAGTCAAGAAGATTGAGCAGAATGACCTTCGTGGTTTTACTGGGTGTCCATTGGACTACCATGGGGCGCAGTTGCAATTATTCGCTGATATGAATGATAAGCTGTATTCCAATTCTGGTTCCACATGGAGCGAAGCTGGCGCAACCTTTCAGTTTGGGGGCGTGAATCGCATCGCCCGAAAGTTACTAGAGGTTACAGACCGGTTCCATGAGGTGGACGGAAAGGCCTATGATGGCACGCTTTTTGAGGCGGGCTTTCAGGCCATTGCGGAGTTCCGCATTTCCTGTTTGCGTTTGGAAGATCAGACGGCTTACAATGTCCTCGCTGTGCGAAATTGTTACAAATGGGTTGTGCACACACCTTTCATTATGCCTGATGGAATGGTGTTTATGAAGCACAATGGAGGTCCAAGTGGCCAGTTGAATACATTGGTGGACAACATTCTCTTCATGCGTATCATCCTCGCCTTTTGTTATTTTCTAGCCAATCCATCCGCTTCTGTGCAAAGTCTGGATGAAAATGTTGTCGCGATAAACATGGGAGATGATGTCGTAATTGGCATCACTCCCACGCTCGCTGACTCTTTCACGACTGAGCATATTGAGACTGGTGGCAAGGTTTTAGGAATGCATTTTACCATGCCGCATGGCTCGCATGGGGCCCCACTTGATCAAGTGGAGTTCTGCTCCATGCGGTTTGTGTATAATCCGACTTATGATCGGTGGGCTGGGGTGTTCGATGCTGAGAAGATTAGATCGTCCCTGATATGGCCTAAGAAAATGAAGAAACCTTGGATTGCCTACTCTAGAGCGTGTGCGCAACGGTTAAATGCGTACACAAACAAACCAGTTTTTCGGGAGGTCGAGAAATTTCTTGATGATCTCGAGCTGAAATATTACGCATATCGGCAAAGCAAGGAGTGGAGGGAAGCGCTCGCCTTGCGTTGGCCTATCGCTAACATCCGTAGACATATCTACGGTTTTGAGTAACTTTGTAGCTACATTTGCGCGCTCGTACTTGTCCTTGGCATATAGCGGGTTTTGTAAGCATACGCCCGTTAAATAGTAGTTTGGTCTTTGTTTTTTGGATTCAAGTGAAAATGCCTCCGACTATCGTCTTAAAAACTCCTTCCATGAAGCAGCCTGCTAAAAATCTTGGTAGACAGCAGAATCAAAAGAGGGTTCTTGTCAAGGTTCAAGCGCCGAAACCACCTATGCAGAAGAAAAAGCGGAAGAGAAAGGGTCAGAGAAATCCATATCTCTCTTCCTTGATCAATCCTTTCTCTGCGCCGGTGGCGCATATACCCGATCAGTACACCTCCGCGTCCGGTTTAACCAATAGCTTCAAAAGTATTCGGAATGCCTACCCAATGTGGTCTGGTGGTTCTTCGTATCAACATTGCTTTGGCTTTGTGATGATTCCCTATCCTGGGTGCGCGCAAGTCAATTTGCAACAGCTTGATACTTCCGCCAGCACGGTTTCTGATACTGGAGCTTCTGGTACTACTGGATCTTATTATGCTGTTCCTAATGCTTCTGCTTTGTATGGCGGGGGTCTCGACGGTTGTAAAGTACGATGTGTTTCCATGGGCTGTCGCGTGATTTACGAAGGGACTGAAAATAATAGAGCCGGTACCATCTTTTCCGGCCTCGCGGCCAATGTTACCATGCCGAACGCTCGAAACAGTACGGGAACGCAGTTATCCGTTACTTCGTGTTTTACAGGGATGACTCAACCCACGCTCGGCGATATCCGTAACTCGTTGACTCAGGTTACTGAGGCTCGGGTAGGCGAGGGAGTCTTTCAGGCTGTGTGGAAACCCTCTGGGGTTCCGACTTACCAGGAATATGGTGGTAGTACTCTCGGCACTACGGCTAGTGCTGGTGAGCATGTCACCAACTCTTTGTTCCAATGCTCTGAAGGGAGTGGCGGTTGTCAGTTTGGTCAGAACTTCCTCGTCGTTATGGTTGAAGGTGATACTACGCCTTCCGCGAGCGCTTACAGCAACACGTATAACGTTGAAATGGTTTGGAATTGGGAGGTTGTTCCCAATGATCCGACCACTGTGGCATATATTGTTTCTACTTCGCGCATGGACATGCGCTCACTTGAGAACGCTATTAATGGAATCCAGACTACCCGTGTTGCGAAATACGGTAAATCCGGAAGCTCCTCTTCCCGTTTTTGAGTGCGGCTAGTGCTCCCTCGACGCCCGCGCACACCCATGGGAGCAAGTCTTTTATTGATACAGTAGCTCAGTACTCTGTAAATACTGCTGCAGGCATTGGTTCTTATATTCTTTTTAAATCTCTCGATGCTGCTCACAACTATTATAGGATGCAGGGTTGGAACTATTAGCGGGTTGAAACGTAACAAGCTTACCCGTTAAAATAGTCGCCATGGCGTCCTCCTCGTATATGATTGAGATTTTTGCTGATGATCGTGCTGGGGTCGATGCGGTGGATGTGATGCTTAAATATTCAGCCCTACCCATCGGCTCTCCTGAGCGATCTGCTGTGCATAAGTTTCTTCATCTTGAAGGCTCTGGTTGTTCCATCGCTGAGGCTCGATTTTTCATTGCCTTCCTGAAAACTTTCAGGAAGTTTGATGTTTTTCTTCGGCAGGATTGTCTAGAACCAGGGTTGGTCCTTCGAAAAGCTTGTGATGGTCTATTTAATGACCTGTTTTCTTTCGACCTTTCCGATATTTTTTCTCGTATGCAGGACGCACCCAAGCCTACGCCTAGTAGTCGCTTGGTGCGGGGATCATCCAGAAGCAGTATTGTGTAAACCCACCTTAGGAAAGTGGTTGTAATAAAAATCCTAAAACCCATAAAAATTTGTGGTTTGCAAATCCAGACTTGGCACCCTGGTCGGGAAGGAGTCGCGCCCTTCTAAAACAGCCAAATTTGCCCGTTGTTGTGGTACGTGTCGCAATTTAGACGCGAAGCTGAAAAGCCGAATCCTTTGTCGCT